TTTTTAATAGTTATTGAATTAATGACTTCGCACAGGGGCAACTCAAGCACTTGGCTGAGATTCATCAGCTGTCGTAGCTTGATGCTGCCGGGATCAACACACCAGTTGTGCAAAGTCTTTTTAACTATTGGTGTATTGCTTCGTTGCATCGCACGAAGGAGGGCAGCCTTACTGCCCACCGTGCGTGCAATCAATCCATTTAATTGATTGGTATTTCTCATTCAGTTGGTTTTAGTTGTGGGTTAACGCAATAAAACAATTCGCGATGGGCTTCGCTGAACTTGTGATTGAACACAGCAGCGTCAATGATTGTAAAATTTTCGTAGTTCTTCACGTCCCACGCAATGCTGCTTGCTGCTTCTTCTGCATCATCGTAGGTTGTAACATCGAAGTTCATGCTGTTGCCATTAATGAATACACTCGTGCGCTTAAAATCTGCGCTCATGCAGCAATAGCTTTTAGATAGTTGACCAGTGGTGTAGTAGAAGGGAAGTGTTACTTCAGTTGTGTCAACAGTGGTTAACACGCGATGCTTGATTGATAAGGTTGTCATTGTTGTAAATTATTATTGATTAAAAAAGTGTTCAGTGATAGCGTCATTAACTGCGCTTTCGATTTCATCCTGCAACTTAGTGAATGTGCTTGCGTTGATGCAATCAGTTAGATTAAGGTCACCGCAGTGCAGCTCATACTTGTGCTTGAAATCAAACTCAGCAGGATTGTTGTAATCCGCATGGCGGTGGTAAGGTACATACTCAACGCGAATGGTGAGTGTGATTGGGATGATACTTGCTTCGTGTTCAAAAGTGAAATACATGTGCTATTGATTTAAATGGTTATTGATTACCTTTGTTGGGTACAAATCTACACTAAAGTTTTAATGGTGCAACTATTTACACTAAAAATTTAACATTTTTAACAAATCGACTGCGTTAGTTATAACATAAAAAAGCACTACAACGCATGGCTTGACAAGGCTACAAGGCTCGCTCACGATAAATGCAAAGGAAGTGATTTGCTGCATGAAGTGTTAGCACGTTTGATGGATAGACCAGAGCAGGATGTGCAAGACATCGTGTGCAGGGGTAAGGTGGAGCAATATGTCAATCGTGCATTGTGGTTAAGTTGGCATAGCAATCGTAGCGACTACGCAATAAAGTACCGCAAGTATTACGAGCTGCACACGGAAAAGGGCGCAGAAGACACAAAGCAGGATGAAACATGGATAGGTGCGTTTATCGATGGTGAGTATTTGTACAGCGCGATAGGGCGCATGCATGAGTTCGATGCAATCTTGCTGCGTCTATATTCAAAACCTGACTTTAACTACAAAGAACTGAGCGCGACTACAGGTATACCATACCCATACCTGCGCACAGCCATACACCGAGCATTAAAAAAGATTAGAACCTATGTTGAACTTCAACGTGCCGCTGCACATTCAAAGAGAGAGGCTGGCGATTTGTAAAAAATGCAAGTTTTTCAAGCCGTTAACGCAGTCATGCGGCACACTGGTCGTGGGTAATACTGTAGATCCTGAAGAGAACAGCGTAACGCACTACAAAGAGAAGATAAAGTTGTGCGGTTGCATCATGCCCATCAAGACTATGTTCCGATTTGCATCATGCCCGGCGCATAAATGGTTTGCACTTGACTGGAAGGATGACGAGATTGCGGAGTTAAACGAGTTTATTCACCGCATCCATAAGGCGAATAAGATTGAACCGCAAGATTTGCAGCAGTTGTACAAGTGGGCAACTAAAATGACAGGCAAGCATGAGCAGCCATCGGGGTGTGCATCGTGCATACGCGATTTGATTAATGAGTTCAGAAGACAACTAAACAAAATAGATAACAAATAAAGAATACCATGCCCCTGCCAACACCTAACCCATTCGAATCAAAGAACGAATTTATAGCACGCTGCATAAGCGATGCTAAAACGCAAAGCGAATACCCAGATGCACAACAGCGCATAGCTGTATGCATTGTGCAGTATGAAGCTAAATAACAATATCTTATCGAGGCTTATGGAAAAAAAACGCAACGACAAAGGTCACCTGCTTCCTGGGCATGGTGGTCTAAAACCGAAAGGAGCGGTTAGTGAAAAGACAAAGATGTGGAACGAATTAGGCGAGTGGTTCACCCAACAGGGTGCAGCCAAGTGCATGCGCATAATGAATGACATGGAAGATGAAGAATACATCAAACACTACACTGCGCTGCTGGAATACTTCAAACCAAAACAGGCACGCATCACGCACAGCGGAGATGAAAAAGCACCGGTAATTATTCAGGTGCATTCAGACCTGTAACAAAAAGGAATCAAAAACTACAATAACACACAACATGAAGTTAAAGCTAAACATAGCAGCCAATGCCAAAGGTGTATCACTTGCTAAGTACATCGACTACCAGAATGCGGTCGATAAGGTGGAGCAGGTGCATATCATCACGGGCAAGAGCAGCGAAAGCATACGACTACTACAGGCGAGCATCATTGATGAAATAATCATGCAGTTCGAAGCAGCCATTAAGTTAGGCAGTAACGACTTTGAACGGAAGGTGCGTGCCAACGCGATTGAGTTGGGCTTTATACCTAACCTGCAAGAGATGACCTTTGGTGAATACGTGGATTTAGATAGCGCATGCAGTACGTTGTACCAAAACGGGAAGGTGAATGGAGAAGCTGCGTTAAAGATGATGTGCATACTATACCGCCCCATTAAGGCGAAGTTTGGCAACTACTACGACATTGAGCCATACAAGACCGAGGCAAAGCGCAAGTATGCGGATGCGGTGAAAGAACTAACCTTAGACCATGTACTAAACGTGCTGCTTTTTTTTTCGAGTTTAGAAATCGAGCTGTACAACAGTTCCCTCGAATATTTGGCAAAGGAGATAACGGAAATAGTGGCGGAGATGACGGAGCAACACCAGACGGCTTAGAGGTCTATGGATGGTTTCACATCATCGAATCACTTGCCGACAGGGACATAACGAAGTTTGATGCGGTAACCGAGCGCAACGCATTTGAAGTATTCACGCACTTGACATACTTAGCAGATTACGTGTACGTGCAAAAAGTAGAAATGAAAAAAAGGAACAGATGACAAGTTACAACTATAGTTACAACGTACTTATCAATCGACTTGAGGCATTTGCAGCAGGTCATTTTTTGATACGCAGGTTCACGCATGGGCAGATTGATATGAGCGACCAATTGCAGGACGATCAATATCCGTTTATGCACGTTACGCCCGATACGATTGAGCCGGTGCCAGGCGCAATGAACTTTGGCTTTCACATCATGTTTGCGGATATACCACGCGACAAGGAATACAAGGCAGAATACCAACGCGAGGTGATTAGTGATTGCATACGCTTAGGGCAGGACTTGATAGCTGAAGTGAAGAATGGACTTGAGTTGTTTGGCTTCGATGTTCAGCTTCTTGAAACGCCCACCTTTGAGCCGTTCATGGAAGAGCAGAAGAACACGGTTACGGGTGTTGCGTTTACCTTGAAGCTTTCCGTTCCGTGGGATTGGTCAGCATGCGACATCCCTGCGATATGGGCAGTAGGTGGCGCAAGTGGCACAGGTGGTGAAGGCACAGGGTATGGCATAACACTTCGCACCAATGGTGTTGACAACGTGGTGCAAACGCTGCTTGATTTGGTTGAAGGCACGAACATTACCATTACGGATTTGGGCAATGGGCAAGTGCAAATTGATTCAACAGGTGGTGGTGGTGGCGGTGGTGAGTTTGTCAGCACTGAATACAACGCTAACCACACAACTGCAACAGGCAACCAATATGTAGTAGGTGACCGCGTATGGTACAACGGCAACGTGTATCGATGCATTGCAAACAATGACGCATTGCTTCCAACCAACACAACGTACTGGACACTTGTTAACGCAGGTTATAGATTGCGTCAATCTCCTGTAGATTGGAATGCATCGAGCGGTGACTATCAAATACTAAACAAGCCAACCATTACCACACCTGTCAATGCGGATTGGAATGCATCAAGTGGATTGGCTGAGATTTTAAACAAGCCAACCATACCTGCTGCACAGGTCAACTCCGATTGGAATAGTGTAAGTGGTGTGTCTGAAATCTTGAATAAGCCAACCATTCCTGCGGCACAAGTCAATAGTGATTGGAATGCGGTTAGTGGTGTTGCTGAAATCTTGAATAAACCAACCATACCAACTACACTTGACAGCTTAACGGATGTGAACACGCCTGCACCAACAAACGGGCAGGTACTAACTTACAACACAAGCACAGGTCAATGGATAGCATCCACACCTTCAGGTGGTGGTGGCACGGTGAATAGCGTTGCACTTTCAATGCCTGCACCTGCGAATCCTGCATTCAGCGTGGCAGGTTCACCCGTTACCAATACAGGCACACTTGCTGTTTCGGCAAATGGTACTATAGATCAATATGTAGATGGCACAGGCGCACTTCGCACAATGCCTTCAACGAGTGGTGGCGGCTCATCAGTTAGCTACTACCTCAATGGCTCAATCAATCAAGGTACAATAGGTGGCAGCACCTACTACCAAATGAGCAAGACAGCTGTATTCGGAGCAGGCACGGATTTCACACGAACTAATGCGGCAGGCAATGGATTAATCGCGCAGTTCATCACGGATGCAAACGACCCGAATGTGTTACTTGTGCCAGGTGGAAACTTCAACCTTGAACTTTATTTTAGTGCCTCGTCAATTGGTGGCTCGCCTTCATTCTATGTTGAGTTGTATAAGTATGATGGTGCAACATTCACCCTTTTGGCTACCGATGTTGCAACACCTGAAGGCATAACGCAAGGCACGGTCATCGATGCATATTTTACGGCTCTTGCAGTACCGCCAACCACAATGGCGTTAACCGATAGATTGGCGTTGCGTGTGTTTGTTACCACTTCAGGTCGCACTCTTAAACTGCATACTGAAAATTCGCATCTATCTCAAGTAATAACAACACTCAGCACGGGCGTTAATGCGCTTAATGGCTTAACTGCGCAAGTTCAAAACTTCGCAGTAGGAACGGCAGGAGCTGACTTTGGTATTAGTTCGGTTAGTTCAACACATACATTCAATCTACCAACTGCAAGTGCGGCAAATCGTGGCTTGCTTTCAACAACCGATTGGGCTGCGTTCAATGGCAAGCAAAACAACATCGGACTTACCACGGTGGGTAATGCACTTGCAACACTACCAAATCCAAGTGCTGTGCGCTTCTTGCGTATTAACGCAGACAACTCGGTCACCGCACGCACGGCAGCTGAAATGGTGAGTGATTTGGGACTTGGCACAGGTTCGGTTTCGATATTAGGTCAGTTTACAAATGGAGATACGGTGGCTGTTTCATCTACGCGATTCACCGCTTTATTTAATGGGTCATCAACCCAAGCCGTAACGGATGCAGTACGTAGAACGCCAATGGTTACAGCAGGCACACTGACTCGATTGTATGTGATGACAAACACAGCACAACCTGCAACCGGTTCGCTTGTTTGCACGCTACGAAAGAATAGCGTAGACCAAGCGTTAACCATAACCATTGCCGCAGGTTCAGCCGCAGGAGTATTTACCGATTTGGTCAATGCCGTAAGTGTTGTGGCAGGTGACCTGGTAGGCATGAAGTACGTAAACAATGCAACCACAGTAAGCGCAGCTTTACTAAACAACCAAGTACAATTAACGATATGACATACACATTTGACGGACAAAACTTTGTAGTAAATAGCAACGGCAGCGTTGTGGTATTCAAGTGCGGTGCTGACAACGTAGAGCCAACGGAAAACGAAGATGGCTCATTGACATGGCCTACGGCAGGTGATGCTGCACAGGTTAACCGCAACTTGGTTAGCGAGGCTCTTGTTGATCCATTGAAGGCAACGCGATTTGCTGAACTACTTATGGCAGATGCATCAACGGCATACACGATATTTTTAAGTGAGTTGTAATGCAGGATGAATTTGAGAACATATTAAACGAGTATGCGCTGGCAGTAGTTGAGCGTGCGCAATCGAACTTACGCATCAAACGAAGGGTACGTGGTAAGGTTGTAAATCGCGTTGCATCGGGCAGGTTGCTAAACTCGTTGTACTATAATCTCAAGATTCGTTACAACAAGCCCACAATAGACTTCACTGTGTCTAATGACGAGGCAGGCAAGTATGCAGATGTGATTGAATTTGGGCGCAGAGCCGGTGCAAAGATGCCACCTGTTAAGCCAATTGAAGATTGGATACGGCTTAAACCTTTAAAGCTGCGTAATAGACAAGGTGAATTCATTAAGTCAACCGAAAGTGCAATTAAGAGTGCAGCATTTGCAATTGCCAAAAGCATTGGCAAGAATGGAATTGAAGGTATCAACTACTATAGCGAAGCAATAGACGATACATGGGATGAATACAAGGACAAGTTAATGGAAGGCTATATTAAATCAGTGGAGAATCGATTACTACTAAACAAAAGATAATGGCAATAACAATAGAAGACCAGCCGTACACATGGGCGTTGAGAGGGCAGAAGCTCATGATAGTTGCAGTCAGTGACGAAGCGGGCAATGTTGGGTTTAAGTATGGGGTAGAGGTAAGTGTGGCAGGCACATCATATCAATTCTATTTGAGTGCTGCTCCTGATGGTCGATTATATTTTGACTTAAATGCATTAGTTGACACTATGCGCAATTATGAACCACAGAACTTTCACTTTGCCACCGATGATACGCAAGATGATTTGAGCAAAATATCCTTAAGAATCTTTCTTAGTGAATGGTGGTTGGTTGATGGTGTGTTTACTCAAAATGAAGGTAGCATAATAGAGGCTGATGAGTTGTTGGCAATAAATGGATACTTCCAAGTCATCGATGGATACAAACCAAACGTGGAAACAGGTAGCCAAAAAGTGAAACAATCGCTCACAAGCACATCATCGTACATGATGAGTGACCGCAACAACAACACTTCGCCATTTTATTTAAGCCAAACGTGGAGCTTTAGTGACGCTACCAATAGCATTTGGATACCTGTGCTTGAAAAAGACTATGGTGTCTTGTCAATACCCGGCAATGACACCTATCTAAGCAACAACGCAGCAACTCAATTCCGCATTACCATATTTAGTTCAGCAGGCGTACCAACGAGCCAAACCATTGCGCTTAATGCATACGATATTGAGAATCTGCCAGTATATCCTGCCAACCTTAACGATTGGACAGGACTAACGGTGAAGCCTTCGCTCTTCCCTAACTGGAGATGTTACACTGTTGGCATACTTAACGCTGCAAATGGTAGCGTAAGCGAAACATACATCTTCTACAACGCACACGATTACGGGCAGAGCGACTGCAATTGGGATAACATCAGACTTGGATGGGTTAACTCGCGAGGCGGTTGGGATTATTTCAACTTCACAAAGAAGTCCGAAACAACAAACGAGATTGAGCGCAAGCAGTACCGCAAAGTTTTATTCAACGGCAGCCCTACCATATTCAGCCCAAACGACAGGTCTTTACTGCAACGCCAAAACTTAGCACAACAAGTGCTAACCATTACATCGGACTACATTACCGAGGGCGAGTTTCAGCTATTACGATCGTTGCTTGTAAGCAATCAAGTCACGTGGCTAACTGAAGAAGCAGGTACGCCTGTTGAAGTACCTGTGAACATAGAAGACACAAGCTTTGTCGAAAAGAAGAATCGTGACGGAAAGCAGTACAACGTAACTTTGAGAGTGCGCCTATCTAACCCATATTGGACATAACATGAACGGAGAAGTACAACTTATAGTTAACACGGGCAGTCTTGAGAGATTCAATAGCCAAAGCAATGTTTCGGTTAACGGAGCGGTAGGTAGTATACGAATGATTTTCGTAGCACAACCTTTCATGCTAGGACTTACAGGTCAAACATTGCTTGTCCAAAATGCGGCAGGAGAATCACAAAGCAGAACGGTTACAGGTGTAGTTGCTGATAGCCCAAGCGTAGGTTTTACTCGTTTGAACTTTAGCGCAGATGCTGCTGCTTATGATTTTACACTCGCGGCTGGTGGCTATTTCATTTATGGCGTAGGCGGTGAATACTACTTAGACCTGTTTGAAAACGAAAGCATATCGCAGAATTGGAAGTTTCAAGACCTTAATAGCTTCACTGCGCAAGGTGCATTCACTCGCGAGTTTAGAGTGCCGTATAGCGCAGCTAATCAACTTGCACTTGGTGCGTTGTTCGATGTGAACGTAGATGCCGGCTCATCGAATTACTTTCACTACAAGTTACCTGCTGAGATTCGTGTTGACACGCTACCCATCGCGACAGGTTACGTTCGTGTGCGCAAGATTTACAAGCAGCAGAACCGCATTAACGAGGTTGAGTTAGCCTTCTATGCTGAAACGCCAGACCTTGTGCGT